CTTATCTTTCTCCAACGAGAGGTTGATCCGTTGTGCTTTAAGCTGCTACTCAATGCCATCCTTTACGCTTCCAATGACTGAGGGCTTTGCATGTGTCAGGCTGCATGCCTTCAATAGTCTTAGTGTATCCGTATCTGTGACCTATGTAGCGTAATCCCCAATCTATTTGCTGATAAGGATTAGCGGTTCTTAACCATTCAGACTTGCCTTGAGGAATTCCATAAACTCTTTGTGTACCGTTTAAGTTTCCTACTGCTTTCCAATTCCATGCTGATTCCTTGCCATATAAAACTGCTAAACATTTGTAGTTCTTAGTTGTTAATTGTCCTTGAGCATATTGCTTTGAAGTAAGTCTTTTTGTTGAGTCGTTTGTCGCACTAGCTGCTGATACGAAGGAGAAGCATAGAGCACCCCCCAACACGATTGCTACCGAGCGAACTAACCGCTTCACGGTTCGCTCTGATCACTTCGGGTGCTCTAGCTCTCTGAGTGTAATGGTCATGTCAAATCCAATCGTAAAAGTGCTGGTCAGGACGGCGTTTCGTTTTTTAGTTATGCGCCTCTTCGTTTGGACATGATCCGAAATAGAAACATGGACAATCTTCATCATCAATCATGCGTTGTCCGTTCTATAAAATCCTTTGCCCTTGAAAACTAATCCAGGAGCTGAATAAATGCGATTAGCTTGAGCACCGCAATCTTGACATTTAACTAGATCGTGCTCCATCGGTAACTCCAACTCCATTTGCAAATTGCATAATGGGCAACGGTATTCATAGGTTGGCATTATTCTCCGATTCACAGGCTTTGCATCTCCATTGTTTGATTTTCCAATTCCCGCAATTATCGCAGGGAACCATCATTGACTCCCAATCGATGTTTGAACCCAAATCGATTTTGTCATAATCGGCTTTTCTTAATAACTCCACCAAATCACCCAATGTCAACATGCAGACGAACTCCTCGACTGATGCTTCCCCTTGCCCATTGAGTCTAAAACACGCAAAACCTAACTCCCCAGTTTTGGCAGTGCGTGCCTTGATTTGGCGAAGTGTCCCTTTTATGTCAAGTGAGTTACGCGCTTTAATCTCAATGTCGAACGGGACATTTTGAATGTCTGCGCCTTGACCTCGACCTACACTAGCGTTGCTCCACCACTGCTGCAAGTAGTTAGCAACTAACCTTTCGGTCGCGTACCCTCTATGCTTGCGATGCTGGCTTGCCATTGACTGCGTGACATCTTAAGCATTGAAGGAAAACCTCATCAGCTGCAACAGGGCTAATTGCCAAAGGTTCATTGCATAAATCGCAATAAATAACAATCTCTTGCGGTTCATCAAATTCACCACCCATAATCGTTGCTTCACGGTCGCTAAAAATAACCATTTCGCCCATTAGATCATCATTCCTGTTTCTATGGCGCGCCAAACTACGCATGGATTGCCATTTCTGTTGATTCGAGTTTCTCCCGTATCAATGATAAATCCATCCCTTAACAATTTAATTCGAGATGGTCGAACCGTGTCACCTGATAAATGCAAGGTGTCCTGAATTTCTTGATCAGTCATGCCATTCATGCCACGGCTAACAATTAGTTCATAGACTTTTAATCGAGTCGTCCCGGACTTTGGATAAGCCTTAGCAGCTGACCAACGCGAAGTGTTTCGAGCAGTTCTAGAAACGATGACATAGTTTTCCATCATGCACGCTTCTTTTGTGGTCGCCAATTGCCTTCAGGACTTATTTCATACCAAATGACATCCTCGCCTTTAGGGCATCGATTCATTTCTCCTGTAGCCGCTGCCATGCACTTGAAATGACCCCAAGCGCGGTTTGCCTTCGTCATTCCGTGATGCCAAACCATTTCTCCATGAGGGCAACGAGGAGCATCTTTGTCAGTTGTACCGCCTATAATCTCTTTAACTAAATCAACTGCCTCAGCTGCAGACTTTGGCGCTTCGACGGTTTTAATAGTCCAAGGATCATCTTCTTTCTCAACAGGAATGTACTCAGGTTTGGGTTTTGATATTTCGCTTCGCGCAACCTTAATCATTTCCTCTTTTGATGGTCGCTTGCCTTTAGCTGCATAACCTGCGTTTGCAAGCGCACGACCGATTGCGCTAGTTTCACAGTTTTCCAACGCGCTAGTAGCATTAACCCCTCGACTGCTAACGCTCTCCTCCGCGAGTCCTGAGGAAAATGGCACGCTATCCGCGTAAGTACGATAAAGCCATGCTTTAACAATGTATCGATCACCCTGAAAAGAAATAAGTTCTGTTTCAACACGCCCATGACTTCGACCATTGCAAGTGCAGCTTGAGAGTCTGAGATTGGGAAATCAAATAAATTGGATAACCGCGAAGCGATCCGACCTTGATTGATTTTCGGATGACCGTAGATTCGACCACGATCTTGCATAATGTCGATGGCATTGATGAGCGCCTCAGTTGCTTTCATCGACCAACCTGCTCAAACTGCTTTCTTAAGGCTTTGCGACCGTCAACAATTCCTCGATCGTAACCAACCTCTAAACCTAACTTGAATGAGAAATAAATTGCCATGCAAACCCCAACAACTGTGAGGATTGTTAGTGAGTTGATAATCATTATCCCACCATCCCCATCATTTGACCCCATGAGTTAGTTGCACACAAAAAACATTCTTTAGGGTTTTGATCAGGGTTGATTGGATTACCGCGAAAAGTCATTTCGCATGTTATGCATTTTTTCATTTCTTGCTCCCTTTGCAGCTACTGGATTTCGCTACTGGATTAGGGTTGCACACTTACCTGACAAAATCTCGTTTATTTGTATAACGAAACGGTAACGATTCCATCGCATCCATGTGATCATCAATGTCCCTGAAAATGTCGATTTTGAGGTCATCCATAATTCTTGCCATAAACAGTGAATGAGCCATCCTTGTTGATTGGAATGAGCATAGGCGAAAGATTCTTTCCATGCGTTTCTAGGATAGCCACGCTCATCTGCCAATTAGCCGCTCCAGCCTTCAAATAAGAGGCTTTGCGCTTATCCATGACATTACCTGCCTCCACACCCCAAAGAGTCCTGTAGGAGCCTCCTATGCCCTCAGAATAGGCACTTATCCCTGCCCTGTGAGTGTGACCGCAAACGACAGATTTGCCAAACTTCTTAGCCAAACCGAGGGCAGTCAATCCTGCGTTGGAGTTCATCGAACCCTCGTCCCCATGAACCAAAACCCAACCTGGATGAAACTCGAAAGGCTTCTTATGAAAACGGATGCCTAGTGAGGCGAAGTCCATAAACTTTGGATATTCGAGTTCAGGCAAACCAATTAGGGATGGCGCTCCTCGCAGGAGTGTGTGATACAACCGATCTGTGTGATTGCTACGAGTGATATCGCTTGTGCGTAAGTCCCAAAGTATTTCTTGAGCAAGGCTTCGATCAGCATCGAGTTGACCCTCCCATTCAAGTCCTGTTCCCTTTGCCCATTTCGATTGTGCTTGCATGTCTAATTCATCGCCCGTGTTGAGAACGAGGTCGAACTTCTCTCGATTAACTAACTTGATTAAATTCTTTACTGCAGCTTCGTGATGATACGGAATTTGCAGGTCGCTGATTACCAAAATTCGAGATTTTGTTTTTGTCATTCATCCTCATCGTCGTACCAGTCAGGTTCAGGGATGTTCGGGTTTATAGGGTTAGGCAAAATCCATTCAGGGTAAGCCGAGCGCTCCACGCAAATTGCAAGAGAAAGTTCAACGCTAAAACCAGCACGGCGAAGTGATTTATAGAATTCATTCAAACCAATGGTGTAAGCATCAAGTTTTGAATAGCCTTCATCCTGGAGTCGCTTTGTTGCTTTCCTTGCCATAGGTAAATTGTTACCTTTCTAGGATGCGAATAATTGTTTCGACACGCGCTTCGAGAGCGGTAATTTGATCGCGCATGCTACTTCCTGAATTTGGCTTTAACTCGTTCAGGTAATGCTTGACTAACCACTTCACTGAGCCAATAAATGAACCAATAACGGTCAGTGCAGCAACTGCAACACCCGTCCAGTCTGTTGGACTCATGCGATTTGGTCATCGGTCGGGTCAAGGTATTTGACGATTGGAGCAACTAACGCTGATGCAAGAACTGCATATTCAGGTCGAATGTCTGCAACGAGCGCAAGTCCTAAAGTAATTGCTGAAACTGCAACTGCCTTGAGGTAGGACTTGATTGCGTTCTTTGTGTTCTTTGATAGTTTCATTCTGCTCCGATCATAGGGATTTCTTTGTAAAACGAGCCATCCAAATCCGCATCTTTGCGAAACGAGAAATGTGCATGTTTTTTGTGCGGGTTGATTCCGCGATATTTGCGCCACTTCCAGTTAAGGATGGGTGAAGCAATCTTTTCGTCAAATATGATGTAACTAAATCGTCCATGTTTTTTGGCATATAGTCGAACCTGATTAACCAAGTCGGGCATGACATCGCGCCCTTTGGATAAGTCACGGTCAATGTCGATGGCGCGTACCCAACCATTAGCATCCGCATTGTGGTCAGACTTACGAGCAGCATGCCTTGCATCTGAGTAAGCCCCTGAGTCCGAGCGACGATCACGATCGGGGAATGAGTCATCAAGCTGCTCTCGAAGTTGGATGGCTGACTTAGAAAGTTTAGGCTTCATCTGTAATTGCTGGAGTTTCCTCAATAATTACTGGCGAAATGAATTCATCTTTTTTCTTATCGTACTTATCGCCAATCGCTGCGTACTTACCACGAATGTTTGAATTGTAAGATGTTTGAATCCAGGTACCGCCAAGCCCTAAATCATTAGCCAAGAATTCCTGACCGCGTGACTCTTGAGAATTATCTACAACGAGAACGCGCAAAACGAATCCGTCTTTGTCTATCTCTGCAAAATGTGCCATTTTCATTTCTCCTTAGTAAAAGATAACTACTATGCCAGAGCCGCCGTTGCCGCCTGCGCCCGATGTAATTGTTGTTGAAGTTGTTCCAACCTTTTCAACTGCTCCACCGCCACCGCCACCGCCGCCTGAGTTTGCAGCACCATTTCCACCTGCACCTGCAGTTGTTGTGATGTTTGTTGCTGAAGTTGCACCTGCTCCACCTGCGCCACCGCCGCCAACACCAGCCGCGCCGCTTGCCTGAGTAAATGTTGAAGATGTTGCAACACCTTGCCCACCACCGCCACCGCCAGCAAAGCCAGCGTTCGTTGCAGTGCCAATAGTTCCTAAAGTTGTTCCAACTGTTGCTGCTGACCCATTTGAGCCTAATGTGCCTGTTTGATTAAATAGATTTTTCAAAGTGATAAATGTTGGCACTACGCCTGAGTTACCACCTGACCCACCTGCTTTTGTAATAATTGCATTTGTCGCACCAGCCGCACCTGTACCGCCACTTGGCGCATTTGTACCAGCCGCACCACCATCTGTTGAATTTATATCAAAGACAGAAGCGTTTCCTGCTAAACCGACATTTCCATTTGCCCCTGGACCAGCAATTGTTGTTTTAACTGCTCCACCAGCACCGCCCGCGCCAATTGTTACTGTAATGCTTGCGCCAGGCGTTACTGTGTAAAATGGGTCTGTAATAATTTGACCACCTGCGCCGCCACCGCCACCATTTGCAGAACCGCTTGCAATTTGCACTCCACCTGAACCACCACCTGCGCCACCGCCAACGGCATAATAAGCGCATTTTGTAACGCCTGCTGGAACTGTCCAAGTTCCCGATGATGTGAATACTTGATACTGAGAATAGCCGCCTTGTGGATTTGACCATGTTGGCACTCCACCACTTACAGTTAAGACTTGATTCGTTGAACCAATTCCAATTCTTGTTTTTGATGTTGCAGAAGTGTAATAATCTAAATCACCTGCGGTTGTTCCAGGGTTTAGTGATTTAACGGATGTATCAATGGCAGAACCAACAGTGCGGATTGCCGATGCTCCATCTTTGACATAATCAGTGTCATCAGGTGTTGTCCACCCATAGTTGGTTGTTGTTGCCATTTTTCTCCTTTTATCAGGCTACTATTGTAGCGTCAATCCACTCGAGGGTTGGGTTGAGTGTGTTCCATGTTTCAGCAGCTCCAACATCAAGCCACTTCATAAATTGCATACTGAAGGCGACAGGTGACAAATTCAGTGTGACTGAGAGTTTGTTGAATCCAGCGTTAAATGACCAGCCTTCAACGAATCCTTCAAATGATCCACCTGCGAGGTTTGCAGGCAAGTCTGTGATGTAGAGAGGCAGTCCCATAAATACTCCAATGAGAGCATCACGATCAGCATCATCAATCTCAGGATTGGTCAATTCAAAAGTGATGGACTTGAACAGGCTTTGAGGATAGGCACGAAGCGCAAGATAGAAATCTGCCTGACTTTCAGCATCAACAGTGTTTTCAATCGAGGTTGTGATGTTTTGAGCCTGTTGCCCATAAATGGCAATAGATGTGTCATCTTGAGCAGTAGCGATTCCACCGTTTTTGTGAGTGATGCTGACCTTGTTTCGGATGTCACCGATTCTGCGTGATGTTGCAATGCCTTTAGATAATGCGTGATTTGCTGAAACTTCTGTGTATCCATTAGATGCAAGGTATTGACTGCGATGAGTTGCATCGGCATAACAAATGCGCCCTTGAGCATCCTCATAAATGTAACCGAGTCCTGAAATTGCAAGTCCTGAAATAAGGGAATAAACATCAATTTCACTCGACGATCGAGCAGTCAGTTCATAATCTCCAGGTTGATCAATTTCGCCTAGTCCGACATTTTGAGCATTAGCCCATGTTTCAGTTGCAGGAGTATAAGCAGCCCAAGTTAAAGCAGGAGCAACTTCATTCCATGAGTTTCTAAATACAGGCTCTAGGATTGAATAAATCTGATCACCGTCAAAATCCTTAGACAAAACGCCATTAGTTAAAATCTTTGGAAGTTTGGACAATGCACCGAGCGCAGTAATTCTGAATGATTGAACGATTGCTGATGCTCCGCTTGATTTGACTGATTGGTCAATATCTGTCACATAGCCACCAAAGATTGCGGTAAATGTTCCGCTAGTGTTCTTAACCTGCAATGTGAATGAATTGTTAACATCAATGCTGAAATCTGCGCCGTTTGTATTGATCAACTCAACTGTGCAATAGCCAGCAACGGGTTGTTGATAGATGTCCGTTCTGCCTGAGGCTACTGATAAATTGGCAAGGGTGACTGTTGTAAATGTGCCCCCGTCAATCGATACCTGCCAAACAGGAGTCCATGCGGTCATCGGTCAAATGCTCCTGCGCCAAGCGTTCCTCTAGCTGCTGAGTCATTAAGAATCTCAACGATTTGTCGAGCAGTAGATTCTGAATCGATTGCACCATTGACGGTGATGTTATATGTGGGCACTGGAGAACCTGCCATTTCAGCACGGCGGATTGCTTGTTCTTGAGTCAATGTTGATTTGTATTGATTACTGCCTGTGAGGATATCAACCAACGCACCAAGTTTTTCGGCATCCGCTTGAAGTTTTGCCAGTGCTGCTTTATTAGCTGATGAACCTCCACCACCTGATGATCCAGTTAATCCTGAAATGCCTGATGTTATTCCTGCCAAACCTGAAACCGCACCTAAAATTGCAGCGTTTGAGCCACCGCCTAAAATTGCTCCAGGTGCTCCCATTGAACCGCCGCCACCGCCAATTAACGAAATGTTAGGAGTTGGCAATGCGTTATATGCTGAAATTACTGCATTGACCATGTTACGAACTGCATCGACAAATGCTGAAATCTTATCTATTGCAGCACCAATGATGTCGATAATTTTGCCAAAGATTTCCCCAACAACCCTAAGTGCTCCGCCTGCAAGAGTAGTCAAAATTGGAATGACATAATCTCCGATAAAAGTCCAAAGTTTCGCAAATGATTCTTTATTGTCCTCAATGGCTTTTTTGATTGGGTCAAAGGCACTGGCAAACTTTTGCAGGTTGGGAACAACTTGATCAACAACAAATGAAATCAATTTTTCAATAATTGGAAGCAAGGCATAGCCAATAGTTTCTTTGGCTTCATCAAAGGCAACCTTGAGCCGAGCGATACGACCTTCAAAGGTTTCTGCGTTAGCTGCAGCAGCGCCACCAAATAAATTCGATAGTTGATTTTGAACATCAGTAAAACTCATTGTCTTGAGTTCTGCTGCCGATAAACCAATGCCTAGTTTGCCAAGTGATGCGGTATTGCCATCATATGCTTTGCCTAATGCGTTTGCCACTGTTTCAAGTGGCTTACCTGTTGCCTGAGCGACATCCAATGCAAGGTTAAGAAGTTCCTGAGCCTTTGTTGTGTCACCTGTAGAAACTGCTAGGCGTTGCAATGCTGGACGAAGTTGATCGTCTGCTACACCTGTTGCAAGTGCAGTCTTTGTGATTTGTTGTTCAACTGCTGCGATTTGGTCGCGAGTTGCACCTGTTGCATTTTCGAGAGCTGCTGCAAGCCGAACCTGCGCTGCTTCATCCTCGATGGCTGCCTTGACTCCATCAATGGCAAGTTTGCCCGCATAGGCAACCGCTGCTGCTGCCGCTGCTGCAAATGCTGCTGCTGCGACCTTTCCAAACTTCTCAATCTTGCCCCCGAAGCCTTCGACCTCGGTTGAGCCTTTATTTAGATTCT